AAAGTTAAGAGGATTAGTAAGTGACAAATCAATTATAAGTCATTTACCATTTGGACTTGATGCAGAATCAGAACTTGCTGAAATGGACAAGCAGAATCAAGAAAATATACAGAAAAATCTAGAGCAAATGTCTATGATGGGACAAACAGGGGTAAACCAAGATAACAAAGAAAACAATCAAGATAATAAAGTAACATATTTGACAGAACAACAGAAAGCACAGAAATTAACGGCAGACAATAAGAAAGAACAAGCAAAAGTAGTTAATAAGCAAATTAATAAAGAATAGAGGAGCTTTATATGTGGAAACAACATGATAATTATATGAAACAATTACAACAACTATATAATAAAACATCAAAACAAACACAGAACAGACTTCAGGGAATCTTTGATACATTTAACTTCACAACAGATAATATCTATAATATATCAGATAGTAAGACTAAAAAAAGAATAAATACATATATAGAACAATGGAAAGAACAAGGATTATTAAAAAATAACAACTATTTTACATCATTAGCAAATAATATTTATAGAAGAATAAGAGTAAAGAATAGTGAAATATTAGAATTATTGATTTATAGTGCATATATAGAAGAACAAAGCAAACTTGAAGAACCAGAAAAACAAATAATGTATGAAGATGCAAATTATTATTATCAAGAAGGCATAAAAGAAGTCGATAAAAAGAAAAAGTCATCAGTAATTCCAATGGCTTTATTTCTTGCATTATTAGACCAACCAAATTATAGTGGAATTAATTGGAATCAATATATTGAAGCAACAATGCAATATAATGCACAACAAATATACAAACAAGCAATTTTAAATATACAGCAGCAGAAAAACTTAGAAATTGATTCTAGTGAGTTTCAAGTAATAATAAATAGACAAAACAATCAGAAACTTAATATAAATAATGATAAAATATCAGGTGCAACAGACTTGCAAATGATTGGATTGAATAATCTAGCAAAAGTAGAAGGAATAAGATCAAATGCAAATGATAATGCACAAGTAGAATTTTGGGCAGTAACTGATGAACATAGTACAGAAATGTGTCAATCAATGAATATGATGCGATTTTATATAAATAAAGAAAATAAATTTGATAGGTATTGGGGAAATAGCAAAAAAGATATTAAACTTATGCCAGTTAGGGTAAAAGGTTTAGTACCTGGTATTAATTTACCTCCAATTATGTATTATTGGCATTGGTGCAGGAGTACTATAAGATATGTGTCACCAGTTGAAAAACAAGAAAAAACAGAGTATAATAATGTTGATTATATAAGAAAAAACAATTATACTAATAGCAAAAATCTAGATAGCAATATAAAGAAAGCAATAAAAAGGTTGCCAAGAAAAATTCAAAAAATTATAAATGATACGACCTTTGAAGTATCAAAAAATAATAGTTATTATGATAGAAAAAATAATATAATACATTTATTAAATGATAGTAACGAATATGAAATATTACATGAAATTGGACATGTGATAGAAACAAAACTAGATTTATTACATGATAAAAAATACATAGAAATACAACAAAATGGGTTAAATATTAAAGAAATACATACAGACAATATAAAAGGATATGGAAAGGAAAATGAGTTCTGGTTAGATGGAAATAAATTTATTTCAGAGTATCAAAGAAGAGTGTATGAACAAGATATAGATGGAAATTATAAATTGAATTATTTAGACTTTAGATTTAATCCTAAAACTTTAGGAGAATATTTTTCAGAAGGATTTAGATGCTATTTTGAAGAAAATAAGTTATTAAAAAGAAGAGATATAAACTTATACAATTATATTAAGGAGGTCTTAAAATGACAGAAAAACAAATTCAAGATTTGTTAAAAAAAGAATATATTATTGATTTAGACAAAGAATTAATTAAGATATATCCTAATGGATTTGACATTAATAAAATAGATAAAAGGATAAAGGCAAAAATAGAAGAATTGACTAATAAATACGATAGCATACAAAATCCAGTACAAATAAGAAAAAATAAGGAGTAGTAAAACACATGATTATACCAGATGAAATAAAAGAATTAATTCATAAATATATAGAAAAGAATGGAAAAAGACCATTAGGTTTTAATTATGATGAATGGAATAGTTTTGCAGAGTATAAAGAATATTTAGAAAAAGAATTAGAAAATAGCACTTACTAGAAAGTAGGTGCTTTTATTATGGAAAGAAGGCGAAAAAAATGTGGTTATTAGTTTTAATATTAAGCATTAAATTACAAATGCCAACTTGGTATTGGATTATATTTACTATAATTACAATATTTAGACCAATTATGTGGGTAGTTAAATATAATTTTGCAGATGGATATATGAAAGCAACGAACAAAGATAATAAATAAGTTATTAAAATTTTATAATTATAAATTTGTAGACGTAGACGTGCGTCTATTTTTTTATGCCTTTTTACTGATTGAAGGCACTAAAGAACAACAGAATACAAATTCGCAATGGCTGGGGCTTAGGCAATGGCTGGGGCAAAAGGAGTAAGAAATGGAAGAACAAGATAATAATCTAAACAATGCTAATGTTGGGGCAAATAATGAATCAGTGGGAGCAAATAATGAAAATAATGCAGGAACAAATAATAATCCTGTAACATTTGATGATTTCTTAAAAGATAGAAAGAATCAAGCAGAATTTGATAAAAGAGTTCAGAAAGCTATAAATACAGCTAAAGCAAATTGGGAAGAAATAATGAACAGTGAAAAAACGGAAGCTGAAAAGCTAGCAAAAATGAACAAAGAACAAAAACTTGAATATCAAGCACAAAAGGAAAAAACAGACAAAGAAAAAGCACTTGCAGAATTAAATGCTTATAAACTAAAAGAGCAAGCAACAAAAATCGCAAGTGAAAAAGGATTGGACATATCTTTACTTACTTTCTTCAACTTTGAAACAGTTAAGGCAGAGGAAATCAATTCAAAAATAGAAGAGGTTTCAAATGCGTTCAATAAGGCTGTTGAAAAAGCTGTAAATGAAAGATTAAAAGAAGATACACCAATTGAAAAATCTGGTTTTGATAATACAAAAAACAAATCAATCGCCAGAGCAAGTTATTAAAAAATAGGAGGAATTAAAAATGGGAGAAATTACACAAGAAGCATTAAATATAATGCTACAAGATGGTAAAACAAAGGATAATTTAAAACAAGTATTAAGTGGAGTACTAGAGAATGTTGCTGCAAGAGCAGTGTCAGAACAAATAAAAGCCAAAAATGGTTCTGGAAATCCAGAAGGTGGAGTAATTGAATATAAAAGATTTGTAAATGCAGAATTAAAAGATAAAGGTACTGCAAGAGCTGCTGGAAAAGGCGATAAAGTAAAAAATAAACCAGTAAAAGTTGTTATTGATACAGATAAAGAAATTGTAGAAGAATTGCAAGGAAAAGACGTAAAACTTTACGGCATTGATGGCATGGCTGAAAAAAGAAAAGTAAATCATCAATCAGCTATTATAAGATACTTAGATAGAGAGTTTTTTGCAAAAGTATTAGAAGGGACAGAAGTTTCTGCAAAAGATAATATACAAGATACAATTGATACTTTATTACAAAAAGCAAGAACTTTAAAGAATGACTTTATCGATGGTATAGAGTCAGATTTATTAGTTATTGTAGTAGATAGCGAATATAGAAAAGGAATGAAGAAAATTCTTGATGATTTACCAAATGGAACAGATCCAAAAGAACAAGCTATTGGAATGTATGACTCTGTTAGAGTTTATGAATCAACAAGATTACCTGACGGCGTAAAAGCTGTTGTAATGATGGACGGAGCTATTGCTCAACCATTCTATGTATCAGAATATGGAGCAGAAAAAGTACCATTTGATGATGCAGTAGCATTAGAAGATTTCTTATACAAAGGAACAAAAGCATTAATGGAAGATACAATATTCTATGTAACAGATGCTAAACTTGCTGAATTAAATGTAACATCAGAAGCAGGAACATCAACTGGAAAAACAAAAATAACTGTTACACCAGCTTTAACTTCTGGAAATAGTTATAAATATAAAGCAGCAGCTAATCCAACAATACCAGAATATGATGCTGTTTGCACATCTGGATATACAGCTTGGAATGGAACAGACGAAATAACAGCAACAACAGGGCAAAAAATAGTAATTGTTGAAGTTGATTCAGCAAATAAGGCTAAAAAAGCAGGAATAGCAACAATTGTTTCAATGGCTTAAAAATAGGAGGCAATAGAAATGGAAGAAACCAGTAATATAGATAAAATAATAGCAGATTTAGCATCTAATTATAAAGATGACAAAGAAGTCTTGAAAGAAATATTTGAGGAAGTAAGTTCTATTGCCTCCGATATTTCTAATAGGCAAAAAGATGATGAAAAATTATTTCCATATATAAAAAAGGCAACAAAAGCTATTTATTTAATTAGAGGAGCAGAGGGCTTAACAAGTCGAAATGAAGGTTCTATTTCAACATCATTTGAAGATATTATAGATAAGCTAAGAAATGACATTATAAAATCTGGTTTAAGGAGGATTAAATAATGTTATTACGAGATTTAACAAAAGTATATATATCAGAATATGAAGAAATAGAAAACCATGGAGAACCAGATAAAGTATGGAAATATAAAGGAATTGCTTGGTTAAATATGCAACAAGATGTAAATGAGTTAGATAGAAAATCTACAGGAGAAGTGGATTATAGTACATATAAAGGTCGTACAACTAGAGATTATGACATACAAAAAGGCAATGGAATATCATTTGAAGATATCTCAAAGCTAGAAAAATTTAAGCCTCAATATAAAGTAATTGATAAAAACAAAATTGGAACAACGTATTTGTATATATGTGAGAAGGTGCAAGAATGATAAATTTTAATTGTAATATAAAAGTAAAGCATAATTTTAAGAATATAAATACTATAATGCAAAAACTACCACAAACTGCAAAGGTAATAACAGAAGATGTACTAAAAAATATTAGAGGCTATGCTATAAGATTAGAGAAAGGTCATAACGAAGAACGGTATATTAGTTGAAATGATAGATATGTCTACAAAAGAAGTGAAGGGAAAAGTTTATGCGGATCCTTCTAAATTTATGAGTAATGGAGTTTCATATTTATTTTTTGAATATTTTGGGACAGGCACAAATGCTGAAATGGACCATATTGGAAAATCAAATCACTTTATAGAAAGCGGTTATACAGAATGGTTTATTCCAGTTTTAAGGGTAGATAGAGCATTGCCTTACCCAGTTGTGAATATTCAAGGTATAGACTTTTATATTGCTCATGGAAGTAAAGCTAATCATTTTATGACTGATGCAAGTTTTAAAAGTAGAAATGAAAATGCGGAAATAGTTAAGAAAAAATTAGATGAAATGCTAAAGGAGTGTTGTAAATAATGAAAGATTTAAGTGTATTAGAATTTAGTGATTTAGTATACGAAAAATTAGAATCATTAAATTATAAACAAATATTAACAAACCCAACAACAACAAGTAAGTTTCCATGTTTAGAATTACATACACCTTTAAAATCTGTAAATAAGACAGAAAATGTGTTTCCTATATTTTCTACATTTCAAATATCAGTAACTTGTTGGAATGAAAAGCAACGCCAAGCAATGAAAATGGCAGATGAAGTTGATAAAAAACTTCAAGAATTAAATTTCATAAGGACAAATACCAGTCCAGCAGTATATGATCCTATATTGCAAAAATACGGTATAACAATAACATTTGAGGTACGTTATAATTCAATAACAACCTCTTTTAATTTTATAAGATAATAGGAGGAATTAAAAATGGATCCAAAAACAAGTACAATGACTAAATTATTTCATTCTGATACATTAGAAGATTTAAAATCAGCATCAAAAAGAAAGCAAATTGCTTTTGTACAAAGTATACCAGAATTTTTAAAAGCACCAGAAGGAATAACATATAGTGCTTTAGATATTCCTGACGAGAGACAAGCAGAAGGACGACAAAAAGCAGAAAATTTAGAAATAGAAATATTATTTAAAGAAGACCAATATGATGAATTAAAAGCAGTACAAACAGCTAAAACAAATGGATATTGGGCAATACAACTACCAGAAAGTACAGCGTCAGAATCTGGAAAACCATTAACATGGTATTTTACAGGAACATGCTATGTTGGAATGAGTGAAATTGCTATAGATGATATGTTAAAATCAAAACTAACAATTTATAGAAGTTCAGAAATACAAGAAAGCAAAGGTTTTCCCACAGCTTAGTTCTACATTAAGTGCTAGGAGTAGAACAAAGAAAGTTGCTAGCACAGAAAAAATATTGAGAAGGCATAATTAAAAGCCTTCTCTCTTTTATAAAGGAGAGAAGAAAAAATGATGATAGAAACAAAGAATAAAACAATTAATTTAGTACTAAAAACAAGAAAAATAGTAGACATAGCTAATCTACTAAAAAATAAAAACTTTGAAGAGGCATTTATAAAAGCATATTCAATATTAGATGGACAGGCACTAACAAAAATAATATTTAAGTTAGCAGAAAATGATAATGGAGAAAGTGCATTTAATTCATCAGAAGAAGTATATGATTTCATAGATGATTGTAGATCAGAAGGAACGAGTATAAGTGAATTATATGCTAAGATTGCAGAGGCATTGAATGAAGAGGGTTTTTTCAGAAAGAAAATGAACAAGAAAGAATTAAAAGAAATGACATCAAATCCATTATTAACCATGAATATGAACGAATTAGTTCAAAAATCAGCAGAAAGTGCAATGAACAAAATAGCAGAGAAACAATTTCAAGAACAGGGATTTCAAGGTTACGAAGCCTAAATGAAATAGTAGAAAAAATTAAGGAAGCTAATAATTTGATTGAATTAATATATTCAATGGAAAGATTGGCTTATTATTTTGATATGAAACCACATGAATTTTGGAATAGCAGATATTTAGAAATAAATGTGTATTGTCAGTCTCATCTAATAAAAATAATTGATGACTTAAAACGTGAAATTAATTTACAAGAAGCGGTAACAAACAAACTTATAAGAGCAGATAGTATGAGTAAAAATCCAAAAATAATATTAATTAGAGAGAATTATAAAGAACTATTTGAAGAAGAACAGCAAATACAATCCCCAGAGGAAATTATAAGGAGAATGAGAGGAATAATGAAAGCGGAAAAAAATTAAGAAAAACATTTTCTTCGACAAATTTCGACATTAAAATACATACAAAAGTGGTATAATTTATCCATAAAAATATAAAAGGAGATGTATTAATATGAAATGTCCAGAATGTGGAAGTGAAAATGTTCAAGTTCAACTTGTTGAAGAAGGCCAACAAACTAACAAAAAAGGTATTGGATTTGGTGGGCATATAAACAATAGTGCAAGAGGATTTACAGCTTTATGTACATTAGGTATGTCTAATTTATTTTGGAAAAAATCTAAAGGAACAAATAAAACAAAAACAATTAATTCTACAGTAGGAGTTTGCCAAAATTGTGGTAATACATGGGTAATAAAAAAAGGCAAAATGGGCTCTGCTCCTATAAGTATATTTAGATAAATATATTAAAAATATAAAATAAAGCACTTACTTAGGTAGGTGTTTTTATTTTATTTAAAAAATTCAAGAAAGGAGGACAGCAATGACAGTAGAAGAGATAGAAATTATAGTGACAGCAAAAGTAGAAGAAGCATTAAAAGAATTTGAAAAAATGTTACCAGCAATAAAAGAAAAAATGAAACAGATTCAAGATGTTTTTTCAAAAGTAGACACAAAAGCAATGACAAGCAAATTAAATCAAGCGGTTAGCATTATGAAAAAGAAAATGCAGGAATTAAAAAATAGTTCTGAAAATAATGAAATAAAAATAAAAGTTACAAATGCAGATGCTATTAAACAAATAAAACAAGTAAGAAAAGAAATTGAAGCATTAAATAAAGAAACTAGAGCACGGTAAACTAAATTTTAAAAGTAATAGTTTAAAAGCAGGAGAAAAAAAGATTCAAGCAAGTGAATTTGATCCAAGTGATACGACAGGAATGACGATTAATGGTAAGGAATTTGAAATACAAAAAATAGCAGGTTATTCAAAAGAAGTAAAAAAATTAACAGGTAATTTAAAAGGATTAAAAGATACATCAGAAGAAATAAAAAAGCCAGAAATTAAACAGCCAAAATTTAAAATAACAGGTTATACAGGAAATGTTAAAGAATTTGAAAACATAAAACCAGATGTTAGTTCGTTCAATTTATGGGAAAAACTAAAAACAAAAATAGAACAAATAAAACCTGCAATGCAGCAATTTAAACAATCATTAAGTGGAGCAGGTCCTAATAGTAAAGAATTAGAACTTGTAAAATATAAAATAAGTGAAATAGAAGAAAAATTAGAAAATGCAAAAAACGGAAAAATACATTTGAACACAAAAGAAATAATAGAAGCAGAAGCACAATTAGAAAGATTAAATAATAAAAAAGAAACTTTAGAAAAAGGAAATAGTGGAAAAGGTTTTTCTACTATTTTTTCTAGTATTGGAAAAATTTTACCTAAAATGAATGAAATGTCAGGAATTACAGTAAGAATAAAAAATCAAATTCAACAATGGAGTGGTGGAATAAAAAGTGGATTAAGTCATGTCTTAAAATACGCAATGGCATTATTTTCATTAAGAGGGATTTACTCTGTATTAAGTAATTGTGCAAATAGCTGGTTATCAAGTCAAAATGCAGGAGCAAAACAATTAAGTGCAAATATTGAATATATGAAATATGCTATGGGAAGTGCTTTAGCACCAGTAATTCAATTTGTAACAAATTGTGTATATCAACTATTAAAAGCCATTCAGTCAGTAGTATATGCATTATTTAGGATAAATATATTTGCTAATGCGAGTGCTAGTGCATTTAAAAATGCACAAAAGCAAGCCAAGAATACAAGTAAACAACTGTCAAACATCCATAGTGAAATAAACAATGTTGGAGACCATAATAGTAATACGAGTCCAAATGTGGGAGATATGTCAAAATTAGACCCAACGAATAGTTTATTGGATGCTATAAGTAATGGAAATTGGTATGAAGTTGGTTCAATAATTGGACAAAAATTAAATGAGGCAATGCAGAAAATTCCTTGGGATAAGATACAAAATGCAGCAAAGAATATAGCAAACAATATTGGTAATTTTATTAATGGATTTACTGATAGATTTGACTGGACATTATTAGGAACTACAATAGGAAATGGAATTAATACGGCGTTTCTTTTCTCTAATACCTTATTAAAAACAATTAATTGGGGGAATATAGGAACATCAATAGCAAATTTTTTAAATTCAAGTATATCAACAATAGATTGGAATCAAATAGGACAAACATTTACTAATGTATTAAATGCAATCATTCATTTAGGGTTCAATTTTGTCACAACGTTTGATTGGCGTCAATTTGGGATATCAATAGCACAAAGTATAACAAGTTTTATAACAAATATTGATTGGGCAACAGCAGGGCAAACTTTAGGAGAAGGAGTAAAAGGAATATTCAATTCAATAAGTGCATTTTTAGGAGAATTTGATTGGACTGCAATAGGAGAAAGTGTAAAGACATTTGTACAAAATATTGATTGGGTTGGAATCTGGAATGCAATAAAAGAAACTATAAAAAATGCTATAGGTTCAGTTGATGGAATACTTAGTGGATTGTTTGGAGAAAACACAGCAACAATTATAGAAGCAATTGCTATAGCAATTGGTCTTGTTACTACTGCAACTAAGATATATTCAGTGGTGAAATCTAAAGAAACAGGAATACTTATTGCAAATGCAGCGGCATGGATTGCAGCAAATGCACCAATAATTCTAATTACAGCTGCTATTGCAGCTATAATAGCAATAATAATTTTGTGTATTAAACATTGGGATGAGATAAAAGAAACAGTAATAAATGTATGTAATAAAATTAAAGAAACTGTATCAAATTGGTGTAAAAATATAGGTGATTTCTTTTCTGACTTATGGAAAAATATATGTAATATATTTGGAAATATAGGAAATTGGTTTTCAGATAAGTTTAAAAATGCAAAAGATGGTATAGTAAATACATTTCAAAACATAGGAAATTGGTTTCAAGATAGAAGAAATGATATTACTAATGCATTTAGTAATGTAGGTCAATGGTTTTCAGAGAAATTTCAAGATGTTTATAATAGTATAAGGAATATTTTTAGTAATATAGGCAACTTCTTTGGCGGAATTTGGGAAGGAATCAAAAATACATTTTCAGCTTTAGGAACTAAGATTGGAGATGCAATTTCAGGAGCAGTAAAAAATGGAATTAATGGAGTCATAACACTAATTGAAAATACGATTAATAGTGCAATAGGATTAATAAATGGAGGAATAAAACTAATAAATTTAATTCCAGGTGTTACAGTAGGAACTATAAATAAGTTAACTTTGCCAAGACTAGCAAAAGGAAATGTTGCATATGATGAAACACTTGCAATATTTGGAGAATATTCAGGAGCAAGTAACAACCCAGAGATAACAACACCACAAAATATTATGCGTGACACATTTGAAGATGTATTATCTAATTATAGTGGAAACAATAATGATAGACCAATATATTTGACAGTATATGTAGGAAATCAAAAATTAGGACAAATTTTATTAGAAGATTTAAGAGACAGAACAAGAAGAACAGGAAAAGACATAGAAGCATTAGTAGGAGGGTAGAATATGTTATGGAAAGTAGATGGTGTAATTCAAAAAACACCAAGTACATATAAGGACAATATAGAGGACACGGACAATGATAGTTATACATCAAAGGTTACTGGGGCATTAATAGACAATCCAATTGCTATAGGAATGCTCAAATTAGAAATGACATGGGATTACTTAACAGAAGAAGAAGCAGAAAAATTATTACAGCTAACATATAGAAATCCTTTAATAGTAACAGTAAAATGTCCAGCAGTAAAAGGTGGAATGCTAGAAAATGCAAAATTTAGAGTAAGTAAAAGAACGAGTGAAATGCATAAAACAGGTAATGATGAAGACACTTCCAAATCAAAATGGAAAGTGTCTTTTAATTTAATGCAAAAAGAATTGACGGCACAACAGAAACAAACAGTATCGAATGCATAGGAGGGCTTGAAGTGTATAATACAAGTCAAAAATGGAAAGAAAATATATATAAAAATGTACAAAGTATATTAAATATTTACATAGATGATAAACTAATAAATCCAGATTATATTTTAGATTTTAAAGTAGGACAAACATTATTCGAAGAAAATTTAGAATTAGGGAGTATAACTAGTAAATATATAGAATTTAAAATATATAAGGATAAAATGCCTCAAAATATGAAAAAAGTGAAGGTAGATTATGGAATAAAAATAAATGAATCTTTAAAAGTATCAGAAGTAAATACAAGTATTTTAGGAACATTAAAAGGAATAAAGGTAAGAAGTTTAACTGGAGATACTAATGGCTATGAAATAATACCAATAGGAATATTTAATGTAGATGAGTACAAAGACAATGATGACAACACATTAACCATAAAATGTATAGATAATATGTCAAAATTTGAATTTAAGTATGATGGAAGTACCTTAACATATCCTGCAACATTGCTAGAGGTTTTAAAAGCTATATGTTCAAAGGCAGGAGTAGAATTAGGCTCTGTGTCTTTTTTAAATTCCGATAAAAAAATAGCAGTATATGATAATACAGTAAGCGCTAGAGAATATATAAGTTATATTGCAGAAAGTGCAGGAGGATTTGCTTTTGCAGGTAGAGATGGAAAATTGTATATAAGAAATATATATCAAGATGAACAAGAAGTATCATTAGAACTATTTGGAAGTTATAAATGGGGAGAAGAATATCAAATATCAAAAGTATCTTATGAAGATGGAGTTAGAAGTTTCAAATTTGGAAATGAAAATAGAAATAATTTATGGATAAATCAGGAAAATATGTTCATCGTAGACGAAGATCAAATTCAAAAGATATATAAGCAAGTAAATGGACTAACAGCAAACTGTTTTGAAGGTAAAACAATAATAGATCCAGCCTTAGATGTAGGAGATAAGATCGTTGTAAATGGAAAAGCAGTAATATATCAAGGAGAATTAAACTATCAAACAAGATTTATAGCTGATATAAAAAGTACAATAAGTACAAAACAGAAACAGGAAACTACAGTACAAAAAGAAAGTCAAAAAGTTTTAAATAGAAGAATACAAAGTAATATAGATCAAATAGAAGGAAAAATAACACAACTAGTTCAAGAAACAACAGAGCATGAAGAAAAACTAACTAAACATGAGCAAACAATGGACAGCATAACAGATAAAGTATCTAACATGGCAGATTTAACTAGAAGTATAGAAGGAATAAGAACAATATCATTGGAAAACTGTATAAAAGGAAATTTATTAGAATTACACATAAAAGGAAATAATACAGTATTTGAATCTTTAAAATTAAGTGACAATTTATATTTAAGCGATGATTTATATCTAAAAGGAGATAGTTTAATAGTAATAAAAGACCAAAATGGTAAAAGCAAGGAGTATGAGTTAAATATACAAGATACATTAAGGCAAAATGGAACAGTATATGATGAATATATTTTAAAAGAAGGAAAAGCACAAGTTATTAGAAGAATAAATGCAGATGGAACAATAAAAGATAAAGCAGTTACAGAAAGTTTGGGAACAGTTTCAATAATGCTAGAAGAAGGAAATAATACTTTATCAATAAAAAATTATACTGCGGAAATATCAGCAAAATGGGCAATAAAAAGTGAATATTCAGAAGTATTTGCAACTAATGTAAAAATGGATAGTGAAATAAAACAGACAGCACAAGAAATTGATTTATCCGTAAATAAGAAATTGGAAGATTATAGTACAACAACAGAAATGAATAGTGCTATTAATATGAAAGCAGATGAAATAACGAGCTCTGTATCAAAAAGTTATGCAACAAAAGGAGAGTTAACAACAGCAAAATCAGAAATAAAACAAACAACAGATAATATAACAAGTACTGTATCCAAAACTTATGAAACAAAGGAAAATGCAAATAAGCAATATTCAAGTATAAAACAAACAATGGACAATATCACAAGTACTGTAAGTAAGAAGGTGGGAAATAATGAAATTATTTCAAAAATTAATCAAAGTGCTGAACAAATTAATATTGAAGCAGATAAAATCAGCCTTAAACGGAAAAATATTAAATTTGACGGAAAATATGGCAATATCAAGTAAAAATTTCAATGTTGATAGTAATGGAAATATGAGTTGTAATAATGCTGAAATAAAGGGCGGATATATAGGGATACCATTAGAAGAAAGATACAATATTGGAGAAGCTAATTTAGGAATAACAGATGCAAATGGAATTATGTCGACATGGGTGAATGGAAACGGATTTCATTGTAAAACAGATTATGCAGTTTTTCACGCTTCTTGTGATAGTGACTCAGAAATTTACATAGCAAATAATGGAAATTATACAAGCATAAAACCAAGCGGAATAATAACACCTAAATTGACGCAAACTTCAAAAGAAGAAAACAAAAAGAATTTTGAAAAAATCAAAGATAATGCAATAGAAATAATAAAAAATATAGATATCTATAAATATAACTTAAAAAGTGAAAAAGATACAGATAAAAAACATATAGGATTTGTAATAGGAGATAATTATAACTATTCAAAAGAAGTAACATCACTAGATAATACAGGTGTAGACAACTATTCATTTACAAGTTTATGTTGTAAGGCAATACAAGAACAACAAAAAATAATAGAAAAACTTCAAAACAAAATTGAGGAAATGGAGGAGAGAATAAATGGACAAAATTAATTTTCAAAATGGAAAAACAAAGTTAAATAAAGCAATGTTTGATACATTTCAAAATAATATAGCTAAAGAATTAACAGTAAATTCATCAGACATAAGCATAGGAACAATTTATAAAATAGGACGTCTAGTTGTATTAAGTATAAGCTATACGGCTAGTATATCTAATATAGCAAGTAACACAGCAAAAACTTTAATAACACTAGCAGAAGCATATAGACCAGGAAAATTAATAGTAGGACAAGCAGTAATAAAGGATACTGCATATAAGCCACTAAATAATTCATATATACAAATTCGACCAACAGGAGCAGTTGAAATGTATCAAAACTCTGGTAGTACTCAAAATGTAGCACAAGTGCTAGCAACTCTTGTATATGTTGCAGCAAGCTAGAGATAGGAGGAAGTAATGTCAAATCAAACAGAAAAACTAAAATTATTCAAATGGGATATGTTAGATCAAGTGGATCTAAATAGCAATTTTGATATTGAAAAAACATTGAATGAGAATTGGGATAAAATAGACAATAATGCAAAAGAAATAGAAAAACAAGTAAATGGCAAAATAGATAAAGTAGAAGGAAAAGAATTATCAACAAATGATTTTACAAGTAATTATAAAGAAAAATTAGAAAATTTAGAGAACTATGATGATACAGAAATAAAACAAAGCATTGAAGAAGTAACAATAAAAAATTCGGAACAAGATAATAGTATATCAAAAATTCAAGAGGACTTAGAAAATCTAAAAAATATAATCAATACAATATCAGTTGTTAGCCAAAAAGGTGAGGACATAACATTAAATAACACAGTAAAAGATGTGCAATTCAGAAAATTTGCAATTTATGGAAATGTAAAACGAGATGGAGAAGCAAATTTAGAAAATTCAGTCAAAATAAAAACCGTTGGTAGCAATGTAAATCTATTTAATATTTTAAAATACCCTTATAGAAATTATAATGAAGCTAGCGAACAGATTACAGATGGCACTAATTTTAGAATAATTGCAACAACTTCAAAAAATTCTAATAATGCAGCAGGTTTTAAAATAATGGATTTAACGGAATATGCAGGTAAAACACTAACCATAAAAGCAAAAGTAAAATCTAGTACAAGCACAAATAAGGGATTTTTAGTATTAAGGCAAAATAATACGGATTATACTGGAACAAAATCAAATGAAAAGTATGATGAAACTCAAAACACAACAGACGGTGTGATCATGTTAAACTATAAAGTGTCAAATATTATAAATGATAGTAATAGATATTTATTTGCCTGGTTTTATGCAACTAGAGGAAGTGAGTGCGATGCAAACGATTATGTGGATTATACAGTGAAAATAGTAGAAGGCACAGAAGTAGGGGAACATAGTCAATATGACCAAGGATCATCTAAGGCTATAATAGAAAATTCTGATAAGACACAAAAACAAGAGTATATTATACCAGTGCAGCAAGAAATGCTAACAGATGACTGCTTCGATTGGATTAATGAAGAAGAAGTACATAATTGGAGTAAATTAGTTTTAAATGGTACCGAAAACGACTCTAATTTTAGTGTAGAAAATAGTGGGGAATATACAGTAATAAATTGCTTAAATATTTTAGAAAATGGAAAAAGAGTAGACGAAGATAAGATATTATGTGATAAGTTAGTTTCAAAATATGGAGATACTTCTAATACAGAACATATAAGAAATGCAAGTTCTAATTATCCGAATAACGTTGTTATATATATGCAATCTTCGAGATTAGAAGAAAGCACAGTAGCAGCATTTAAGAAATACTTATCTACTAATAACATTACTATTTATTATAAAACAGCAACAGAAAAAAGAATAGCGTTTACAGATGAACAAAAAGTAATAGCAAATAAAATACAAAAAGCAACTAGTTATGAAGATACAACACACATTTATTCAACAGATGAAGTAAGTACAATTTTTGATGTAACTGCAATGGCAGATATACAAAAAGTATTAAAGATACAAGCAACAAAGGAGGAAGAATAATGCAAGATACGGATATAATTGAAAAAGTAGCTCATTTAGAAGAAAGAGAAAAATCAAATACAAAAAGATTAAATGAACATGATGAAAGACTTGATAATCTTGAGAAGACATATTCTATAATGGAAAAAATGGACTATAGAATGGGAAAAGTAGAATCTGCTATTGAGAAAATAGACCAAAAACTTGATACTAAGGTATCAGAAGAAGACAAAGAAAAAGGCAAGAAGTGGGACAAGTTTATTGATTATGTATTTTATTCAGTTTTGGCAGTCATATTAGGACTTATATATATGAAATTAGGTTTAAAATAAGAGGTGAAGTATTATGGAAAAAATAAAAACAATCGCTAAGTATTTGACAAATATATTAGCAATAGTAAGTGCATTAGTAGCAGGAATTAATGCTGTGGATGGCATAGCAATACCGTATGCAATACAAATAGTGCAAATTATTGCGGTAGTGCAGGGTGTAATTGGAACATATTTATTAGGACAAAAAGCAATAAGTAACAAGGAGGAATAGTCATGGAAGATAAAATAGAAGAAGTAACAGACTTAGCAGAAAATGACAACAGAGGGGAGGCAAATGAGTAATGAATATAGATGATAGATTACTAAGTATAAATGAGTATAGCAGAACAGGAGAAAAACAAAATAAGATTGAAAAAATTGTAGTTCATTGGGTTGGAAATGCAAGAAGCTCAGCTATAGGAAATAGAAACTATTTTGAAAGCTTAGCAAAAACACATAAAACTTATGCTTCAAGTCACTATATAATTGGCTTAGATGGCGAAATAATAAGATGTATTCCAGAAAATGAAGTTGCATTTCATTCTGGGTCTCATAGCATGAATAGAAAATCAATAGGAATAGAAGATTGTCATCCAGATTGGGACGGAAAATTCAATGAAAATACATATAATAGCTTAGTAGAATTATGTGCAGATATATGTAGAAGATACAGTTTAGGAATAGATGCAATTATTAGACATTATGATGTAACAGGCAAGGAATGTCCAAGGTATTATGTAAGAAACGAACAAGCTTGGATACAATTCAAAAATGATGTAGCAAATAAGTTAGGACGAGCTACAACTAATGTAGCAGTGCCAAAAGTTGAAGGAAGTGATGAAAAAGTGAGAAGATATAAAAATGGTTCAACAAAAGAAACAATATATGCAGATACAAGTTTAACAAAAGTAATAGGTAGTTTAAGTCCATACGAGGAATGTGATTGTTTTGGAATATTTAATGATAGACCAATGGTAAGATATAATGTATCTGGAACAAAAAATTATAAAATAGGCTTCGCTAAATGGAAGGGCGGAGTTAGATAAAATTATAAGGTAGACTGATTTAATCAGTCTACCTCTACTATTCCCAAAGCATTACAAAGATTAATAGCATTAGAGCTTAATAAAGTTAGATTAAATATTTTAGAAGGTGGATTTGGAATATCTAGCTCATGTGGATTAGAAGAATTATCAGCAATATTTTTAAGTAAGTATCTTTCTAGGATATATAATCCAGCTAGAGCATTCAAAACATTTTTTAAATTTCCACGATTAAAATTTTCTAATCTTCCATGTTTTACATTATTATAATTTTCCCACCAGACTGGTCTATCTTCGCTTGTCCAGCCACAAAATGGGGTTAGTTCAATTGAATCAAAAGAAGATGTAACTTTTTCTTTAAATATGTTGGAAAATTTTGTATTTACAACCTTAAAATAATCGTTTATGCATTTATGATCACTTTGGTTAAAATTACAAATTTCTTTGAATATAACATCTATTTCAGAGCATATATTAAGAAGCAAAGATGTATATTCAATAGAATAAGTAAAATAATTATCTTTAGTAACTTCTACATATTTAGTTGTGTTTATAAATTTTTCTTCTAGATTTAAATAGTATGACCAAAAAACTTTTTGAAATTCATTTGTATCCATATAAATACCTCCTTTTTTCTGCACTATATCACATAAAAAATAAAAATGTTGTCGAATTTTGTCACAAATACAAAATTATCAAAAACACTGAAAAATCAAGGTATATAACTACATTAAATAAAAAATAAAACGGCTTAAAATTGATTTTAAGATGAGTTTTAAAAAAGGTATTGACAAGATTTTTTATTGTGCTAAAATTATTGTGAAAAATGTAAATAAATGTAGTTATTGAAATTTACATAAAAAAGTGTTATAATAATTGTAAATATCACATATAATATAATAGGAGATGATTAAAATGGCAACAAAGAGTTTTTTAAAAGAGATTGTAATTAAAGACAAAAAAGCGGCAGAAAGTTTTATTAATGCTTTGGAAAATGCTGAAAATAAAAGAGCAAAAAAAGTAAAAATTAATAAAATGATTGAAGATGTAACAGATGGAGAAAAAATAAGGAAAATATTCAGCAAGTAATAATATGGGATATAAAATAATTAATTTAAAAGATATTTACAATAATTTAGGAGAAAATAGAACCAAAGGCATATTACATGATTATAAATGTGAATTAAATAAAGATGTAGAATATTTTTTGAAAGAAAAAGCGATAGAATTTTCAAAACAAGATATATCAAGAACTTATATTGTTATGAGTCAATATAAAGATAGAGATGTAATTGTTGGCTATTTTGCTATAACTAACAAAGTTACAAGTATAAAAAAAGTAAAATTAAGTGAAACTAAAAGAAAAAAATTATTAAAATTTGCAGTATATGATAAAGAAAGTAGATGCTATAATATAGCTTTACCACTAATAGGACAATTAGGAAAAAATTATTATAATAATTATAATAATTTGATTAGTGGGGATATTTTGTTAAAATTAGCTTGTGATAAAATAAAGGAGGCTCAAGAACTAATTGGAGGAAGATTTGTTTTTTTGGAATGCGAAGATAAAACTATATTAGAAGAATTTTATAAAGGAAATGGTTTTGTATGTTTTGGAAAAAGAAATCTGGAAAAAGATGAAAGAAGTAAAAATGAAGGAGAATATTTACTTCAAATGCTAAGGGATTTAAGTAAATATGAAATATAGCATAAAGAACTAGAAATAGTTCTTTTTTTAATCAAAATTTACTAATACAGCTTTACACTATGCATCTTTATATAAATATTATGATATAATATGAAAAAACAAAAGACGGAGAGAAAAGATGAAAGAAAGATTAAAGAGAATAAGAAATAAACTAGATGCAATTGTAGAAAAGTATGGATTAAATTCAAAAGAAACAAAAAAAGTAAGTAAACGTTTTGATGAAGTATTAAATGAATATTATAAAAAAGAAGTGCAGTATCCAAAAGATAGTTTTATATATTTAAAATATGAAGAATCTATAAAATGTTTGAAAGAAATAACAAGAAAAAAAGAAAAATTTCCAACAATACAGGAATGGAATAAATATGCAAAGAAACATGAGTTATTGTCATCAGAAAGCATAAAATATATATCAGGAGTAAATTGGCATGAGCTTAGAAACCGAACAATAAATTTTGACCAATAAAAAAATTCAGAAAATTATAAAAAAAGTTTGTAGTATTTTCAATACTTACAGGCTTTTTTTGTCGAAAACGGGTTTTGACATAGAAAATAAATCTGTTATAATAAGAAAAAAGAGATGCAAGGACCGCAAATCTAACACATCTCTTTTCCACAAACAATTTACTCGAAAGAGTTAACTGTAAATTAAGTATAACCTCTTAAGAGTAAATTGTCAAATTATATTTACGAAAGAGAGGTTTTTATTTATGAAAGAAAAAAATGACGAAAAAAATAAAATGGAGGTATTTACAAAAAAGAAAAGGAATAATATAATAGAAAAAGATTACAACCCCTTGAAAGTGAATTATGATTTGATTTACGAAAGAGAGGGAATATTAATGTGTAATAATGTAGTATTAGATGAAACAAAAAAATTAAGCAAAAAACATAATAAAAAAGAAAAAGTAATTTTAAAGATGTTTGAATTAGGAATAAATAATGGATGCGATGTCGATGAAATAAAAAAGATGATTAGTGAATTTGAAGACAACAGCAATTGTTATTAATTTGTTATTAACGCATTGAAATTTATAGCAACTGATAAAGATATTGAAAAACTGTGAATTTGTTGCTATAACAGCAAAAGCTATAAGTATCAATAAAAAATGAATATGTGAAAAAATGATATGTTGATACTAGCTGGAGTAACAATTAATGCATTAAGTGGAGAAAACGGAATAATAACAAAATCGAAAGAAGCCAAAATAAAAACAGAAAAATCAAAAACAATAGAGAAAATAAACTTGGCAATACTAACAGCAATGACAAAAGGAGACGGAGACATAGATAACGCAACACTAAGGGAAGAATTAGAAAAAGAAGGACTAACAGTAAAAACAGAGGGAAACAACCTACCTTGGGACGTAACAGATGATAAATATATTTATAGAATAAATGAAGATTACACAGTAGAAGAAGTCAATGGAATAAGCCTATCAAAAAAGGAAATAAAATTAATAAGTGGAGAAAATGAAACAATAACAGCAACACTAACAGAAGGAACAACAGGAAAAATAACATGGGAAAGTTCAGCACCAGACATAGTAAAAGTAGAAAATGGAAAAATA